AGCCTCACCCTGCTGGATGACTATCGCCGGTGGCGTGACCGCGTCTTCATTGACGAACTTGCCAAAGCCGAAGCTAACGGTGCTGCCTCTGGCACTCAAGGTGGTTACTACTTCCCCGGCGGCAAGACCAAAGATTCCTCTGGTCGCATCACCTACACTGCCGATCAATACACTGCTCAAACTCAGCAGTTCCAGGTGCGTACCGACCTGCTGACGGTGGTCAAGGATCTGCGTAAGCGTAACGTTCCGACCTTTGCTGATGGTCTGTATCGTTGCATCTGCGATCCCACCTTCATGATGCACCTGCGTCGTGACCCTGACTTCCGTGAGATTGCTCGCTATGCCGGCAACCCCGGCCAAGGCATGTACATGGGTAATCCCATGATGCCGAACAACGCCAGCTTCTACCAAGGCCCTCAAGCCGGTCAAGGTTACTTCCTGGCTGGTGAACCCGTTATGCCGACTGGCGTGCAGTTCGAAGGTGTGAAGTTCTTCGAATCGACCAACTTCCCCACCAAGACCGTTTCTGCTTCCTTCACTAACGGCTCTCCGTATTCGAACCAAGAAGTGGCCCAAGGCTTCTTCTTCGGTCCTCAGGCAATTGGTGTTGGTATCGGTGGTCCCAACGCTCAAGTGCTCATCAACAACAACGATGACTTCAGCCGCTTCATCATTCTGATTTGGCAACTGTATGCTGGCTTTGAAATCCTGAATAAGGACTTCGTGACCACCGCTTACAGCTTCGTGTCTGACGACGGCGTTATCTGATAAAATCAATAAACTCTTTTGGAGACATAAATGGGTTACTTAACTTCTAAAAAGATCTACCCCGGTAACTGGGCTGAACCCCTCAACGGCTGGTACAAAAACATCGACAATACTGGCGATGGTACCAACGAAAGCAGCAAAGGTGGTCCTACCTCCGTGCTTGCTGTCCCTGGTTACCGTTACTTCCAGCTTCGTGGCTATGTGCCCGTTACTGCTGGTTCTGGTACCACCAGTGGTGTTGCTTCTGCCAACGTGATCATCCCTTCGCCTTATCGGCAAGATGACACTCGGCCCAACATCACCGGCATGGAAGTTTCTGCTTCCACCACCCGTCCTGCCTACATCTACCGCACTGCGATGTCGATCGCTAGCGGCTGGGGCGACGGTCGTGTTGCCTCTGGTGTGTATGCCGTCACCGGTTGCATCATCTCCTTCGGTCGTGACAACAGCGGTAGCCCCGTTGCTGCCTCTGGTGAACCGATTGCACAAGCCAGCATCTCTGGTGCTGCCGCTAGTGCCACCACCGTGTTCGCCTCTGGTGGTTCGGAAGGCTATGGTTCCTTCCCCTTCTTCACTTCCGCCCTGGCTCAGGTGACCGCTGCAAGCGGCCTGGTCAACAGCGGTGTGGTGTACAAGGAAATCACCTCTGACACTACCTTCAAGGTCTACTCGAAGCCCTCTGGTAATGCCACTGCTACTTCCGGTGGTTTCTTCATCTCCGACGCAGATGCTTCGGCTGGTCTGACCGGTTACATCGTGGTGGAACTGTGCTACCTGCAGCCCGATGAAGCTCCTGGCTACGAAGACATCGATGGCTACCTCCTGGGTCGCACCGTTAGCTGAGTAAGTTAAACTAGGACCAGACAATTTCTGGTCCTATGCTTTATCAGCACAAAAAAACAGGCGCACGTGTCAAGATCGTTAGCGAGTGGGATGCAGGCGAATGGTTTATGGTGGAGGACCAAGATGGTCGCCTCTATACTGCCTACAAGTCTGAACTCACTCCTGACGAGACTGCCACAAAAAAAGTGCAGACCTTACAGGTAAAAGATAAAGCGGCACAAGAAGAACCTCGTTCGTTCCCACCTGATACGCGGCTTAATATAAATAGTGCTACGCCGCAAATGATCGCTGATCACATCAAAGGAATTGGTTTGAAGACTGCTCGAGAAATCAAAGACCTCCAGATGAGTTTATCGGGTGAAAGGTTTAACAATCTTGAGCAGCTTAAACAAATCAAACGTGTTGATTGGGATGCGGTCATGGCGGCTGACCTGATTAGAGTCTGATTCATCTCCTAACTAACCCCGCTAATCGCGGGGTTTTTTAGTTTTAAAATAGAAATAAAAAGATAATGTCTTATACCACGGTTAGATCTGGCTTTACTGGCCCTAGCCACAAAATTGGAGGATCTACTGCTTATCACCAGGACTTAAAGCTCCTGCAGTCTTTACCTATGGCTGAAAAGGTAAAGATGATGGATGCAATTGCAAAACAAAATCAAGCCATTGGTAGAGAAATTGAATTTGCTAACCAAGCGGTATCTGGCCGACGCTGGAACGTAAGCGCAGACTTAGCCGAAAAAGTTGATCTTTTAGAAAGAGCCGCTGCTGCTCATGGCCACAGCCAGCACAGTGGTTGGCAATCGTTTGATTTTTATACTCCATTCAAGGGAAAAAGCAGGTTTGAAAAAGGAGCTGTTGAAGATGCTTCTATTTTTCTGCCTGCTGTTCCAGGGGGTACAGTGCGTCGCGGCTCTGGCGGAGGTTATGGATATTACTCAGAAGCATTGGATCCAAGTGGAAGGATGGTCGCACGAGTAGGTCATGGTAATATTGATCGACCGGAAAAAGAAGGAACTTTGTCAGTAGGACAACCATCTCCAGAAACACCACAACCTACGGCACAAAACAATTCAGAACAAGCTGTTGTTTCTTTGTTGAAAGAATTGTTTGGAAAACAAAAAGAACAACCTACACTCCGTGATGCTTTGATGTCGTCAGCATTGCGCCAAGCCCTGGAGCAAAGAGACAATAATTTACTTTCACAAACTTCTTTGGTTTCGCCAACACAGTTTCTAATGGATCCGCAAAAAGCCATGAGCTTGTTTGAATGATTACCTTCTTTTATAATGAAAACAAACAGGTAGGCAGAAGTGGAGTTATCTGACTTCGATAAAAGTAGGGTTAGATACCACTTAGGTTACTTTGTGGTTTCTGTTCCAGCGGGTGACTATGCCCGACTGGAAGAGGCAATGAACACAATTCCCGATTCTTATTTTTATAATAAGATCGTTGTTCAGATTGGGCGTTGTGATACGGCGGAAAAGAAAACCGAGGTCGCAACTTCACCTTCTACCCGCATTGAAAACATTGCTGGTGACGTTGATCGTACCATCAGATCTAGCAATGCCAAGGAAGCGTTAAAAACTTGGGATGAGATTTATCTTTACGAGACAAATCGTCTAGCCCACATTCTTTACGTTCCTAATTACAAAGATCCGTTCCAAGCAAGATACCGCTACGAACGCTCCGGCGCTGAATTTATTCAAGCGTTACCAGGCCCTGCAGATACCGCAGTAGGCTCCCGTTTACTTTTACATGAGGTTTGGAGGTAATGCCTACACCACGTCCTTTCCGTGCGCCGACTTCTTTTACTCCTCGCATTGACTCCCTGGCCGAGGTAAATCGTCAGGTTCAACGCATGCGCAATCTTGCATCTCGAGGTGGGGGCCCATTTCCTGTAGAAGGACCAATTAATCCTAGCTCTCTTTCTCGTGCAGCCACTAGCGGCACTGGCGGATTGATGGGAAAACTTGGTTTTCTGGGACAACTAACAGCTTTACCTGGAGCAGCTGCTAACGCTTGGAATGGAATTCAAGGCTTATATGAAGCAGGTGAAGGGATTTTAAAAGGACGACCGACCATTGAAACGGTACGTCGTTTAAATACACGTGGCTATCAATCAACAGGACCAATTGGAGTTGGCGGTATTCCGGCTAGAACTAATACAGGCGAATCTTACCGAGATGCTGAATTACGTTTAAGTGCAGCCGCGCGTGCTGCAGGGGGCCCTTCCGCAGGCGGTGGTCTTGGTGGCGGTAACATGGCAAGTTTTGTTCCACCACCTTCTTCGCCTACCTCACCTCGCAGCTCATCTAATTTCCCTCGCTCTGGCGGAAGTACTGGTACATTTGCTTCTATCGCATCTCCTGCTGATCGTGCTTACGCTCAAGAGGTTTCACGCACAGCTCAACTAACTGCACAAAACCCTGAGATGCAGCGGTATGAAGCAGCTCGGCAAGCAGATCTAAAATCAGGAGATTTTAGTAAGTCAGAAGATATTGGTATGGAGATGTGGGCACGTAAAAATAAAACTCTTGCCAAGGCAGTTAAGCCTGGCCAAGCAGGGTATGACGTAATTCAACGAGTGCTTCAAGAAGATACCAAGCCTAATGTAGGTGCTTTTGCTGCAACAACACCCATCTTCCCTGGAGCACAAAACTATTTTAGTGGTCAATACCAGACTACCCCTGGAGCTACAACTCCTGACCTTGGAGCCTTTACTACACAGCAAAATATTCCCTTTACTCCTTTAAAGTCTATTGGTCAATTTCCTTTCCAGCCTCCGACGCAAGCTCCTGCTTTAACGCAAGGTTTTGGCTCTGCTCCAGGGGTTGATACTCTTGGTTCTTTTACGCGTAAGCAACTTAGCCAAGATCTTTTGAATAAGTTTGCTGGTTTACAAAAATAACCCGTTGATATACTAAAGTTACTTGGCACCACTCTTGTGTGGATAAGTCCACCTACCGGTATTAAATCTTTTTGATTTACGGAGGCCGGTGTTGTTGCTTTGATCTCATGATTCTTTGCCCTAATTTTATTCGGCGTCTTGTTGCCAAGCTAAGTGTTATCGCTTCTCTTCAAGCAATATTCACTCCTGGTCTCAAAGCTGAGTCAAATTGGGTAGGAGCATACAGCTAACCGTCTTATGGCACCCGCTCGCATTGGTACCTTACGCCCAGAAGATCGCCAAGCTGTTTTTGAAACAGCTAAACGTCTTGGTGTAGATCCATATCAGTTTGGCGCTGTTATCCATCAAGAATCTGGCTTTAGGCCAAATGTTTTTGGTGGTGCAGGAAATAACTATTATGGTTTGATTCAATTTGGTGGTCCCGAGCGAGCGCGTTATTTAGATAAAAGCAAAATTGGTAAGTACACAATCGCGGAACAAATGCCTGCGGTTGAACGTTTCCTGTTGGATCGTGGCTACAAGCCAGGCAAGATGGGGGTTGATCGTTTGTATGCCACCATTCTTGGCGGTAATCCAAACGCTTTGACGCAAAAAGACTCCTTTGGCACTTCTGCTGCTGGTTCAGTAAAAAGCTTTTTACCAGGCGGTAGCTTGTACAAGAGAGCGCAAGGCACTCTTGGTGATCCACTGGATGCAGCAGCTCCCGCTGTAACACCTACCACAACTCCCGCTGCTCCACCCCGTCAACAAGGGAACGAGATGGCATCCAGCTTACTGGAACAAGTAAAAACAGCTTTACCTTACTTGATTAAAGCAAAACAAGAATCTGAAGCCTTAGGGCCCCAATCACTTTTACCTTCTTCTAACTTTTCGTCTTCTCTTTTAAATCCTGAACAACTTTTGGATTTTACTAGGCAAGCCGTGCCTATGCCGCAAGATTTCCTGGAACTGTTTAAATCAAATCGCGAGTCATGACGATGAAACGTAGTGAATATTTAAACTCCTCTTCTGAGCTGCTACCAGGTGACTACAATGAATGGCGTTATGGAGAGCGTGGTATATCCCCTTTTATTTCAACAGACCAATCGCTTATTGGTAACAAGTTCAATAAGTTAAGTAAGTTTAAACCTGGAGATGCCGGCGACAGTTTTCAAACTTTCTTAACTTTGCAAAATAATCCAAACGCGTTGATTGAAAGCAGGCTAAAGCTTCCTGCTGGTTTTGTTGCTTTTAGCCAATTAAGCAACATGTGATCGTTTATAATAAAAGGAAAGTATAAGGCTGGAGCAGAAAATTGTCGTCTACTAGTACAAACAAGCAGCCCTTGCTGGTTGACCGTCCTCTTTACGATACGGTTCGGGTCACCACACAGATTGCAGGTAGCAGTTCAGCTAACACTCTTTTTGTACAAGGTGGACAGTCACCGTCCATCCTTGTTGATATGGACACCGAATTAAGCGAAGACAAT